GGAAAAGTCTCAGCAAATTGAGGCGTCCGGCATTGCAGATTCCTACTCTCAAGAAACCGACCACGAGCAGGAACTGACTGATTGCTATGAAGGATGGCATTTGCCAACTAGCGAAGACTCAGACGATGGACGGCACGTCATCTGTCTGGACGGAGTCACGCTGCTCGATGAACACTGGAACTATGACAAGTTTCCATTTGTGTTTCTGAGATGGTCCGATGCTCCTCTCGGATTCAGTGGCACGAGCCTTGTCGAGCAGCTTGATCCGGTTCAACGTGAAATCAATAGCCTATTGATCCGCATTCAGCAATCGATGGCGCTCATGTCGTCGCCTTACTTTTTTGTTCCAATTGGTTCCAAGGTATCACCAAACCATTTACGGAATGCACCTGGAACCATCCTCATGTATGCCGGACAACAACCTCCGGTTGCGTATGTTCCTCAAGCGATGTCCGGTGAAGTATACAATCACTTGGATCGTCTACTTCAACGAGCCTATGAGATCAGTGGGATCTCAGAATTATCTGCAACTGGTAGGAAACCAAGCGGACTCGACTCCGGCGTCGCTTTGAGGATCTACACCGATATTGAAACCGAGAGGCACATGCTCACGGCACAACAATACGAGCAAGCCTTCATGGACGCTGCATCCTGGTACATGGATCTTGCCGAGGAGATTGTGGAAGACTCTGGTTCCTACACTGTCAGATCGATGCGGAAAAAAGGCTTTGACGTTTCCGACTTCAAGGATGTCCGGATGGCCCAGGAAGACTACCAACTCCAGGCGTTTCCGATCTCACTCCTTCCAAGCACACCGGCAGGACGAATCCAGACCGTGCAGGAACTGATTAACATGGGAGTCATCGATTCCAAGGAGCAAATCACCAAGCTTCTAGACTATCCGGATCTGGCCTCGGTCACACACTGGATGGAAGCAGCCGAGAACGACATCGAGTGGCGCATCTCCAAAATCCTAGACGACGAGGAACTGGTTGCACCAGATTCCTACATGAACCTGGAGTTTGCCAAGTCGAGGATGCAGATGGCATATCTGGAAGCAATGCAACAAGGCGTTGACCAGAAGAAACTTTCCTTGATGCAGATTTTTATCAGTCAAGCACAAGCACTGATTGACGAAGCAACCATGCCGATGACACCAGACTTGTCCATGCTCCAAGGCGCTCCGCCGGTTGATGAGGCACAAGCAGGACCGGCTGAGATGGTCACCGAGTCGCCACTAGAATTATCACCGGAGGTTGACACTGCACCTCCGCCAGAGACGTTGCCAAGTTAGACGAACAGGAGATTTATCAACATGAAAAGAAGGATCTCCTATGGAAGAGCAAACCGAGACAGTAGAGGAACAGACTGAAACCGAAAAAGTAATTGATCACGAGGCACTCCAAGACCAACGTCTAGAGGAGGAATCGCAGAGACAAATTTCAACATGGTTAGAAGAAAAAGGCATTGAACAATCTGATGATGTACAAGAAGAAAAACAAGAAGAAGTCCAAGAAGAAATAGCAGAACCGGAGCCTGAACCAGAACCGGTTGCAGCCGAGGAACCTGAGACGCCAGAACCAAAAGCGGAAGTCTCCAAGAAGTTTCTAGAGGTTGCCAAACGAGAACGAGAATTATTCCGGAAGCAGCAAGACGTTAAGAACAAGGAACAAGTCTACAAAAAGTATGAGCAAATCGAACAAGCCGTCCAGCGAGGCGATCACGTCGGCGCACTTGAAAAACTCGGCGGATCGTATGAACAGGCTACCACTCAGGTACTCGGCAAGCAGCCTACAGATCCCAAGCAGGCGGACCTTGAAGCAAGGATCAACCGGCTCGAAACCGAAAAGACACAACTAGAGGCCAATCAGAAAGTCAATGCCTACACAAACCGGCTTAAAAACCTCGCTGAAACAGATGATAATTACGGCATTACTTCGTCTATGTGGGACGAAGCGAAGGACATTTTACTTGAAACATCGTCACAGTACGCAAAAGATACTGGCAAGCTATTAGACGACCATACGCTCCTCGGCATGGTAGAAGACTACTACGCCAAGGAAGCAGAGAAACTTTTACAGCATCCTCGCTTTCAGAGGAATTCGGCGCCAACCGTCGCCAACGAAGAGCCTACCTCACGGTCAGTCCAGAGAAAGAGATCAAGGACGTTAAGCACATCAGCTTCACGAGCATCGGTTCCAAGCAAACCGGCTGCACCATTGACGCATGATGAACGTCTAGAACGTGCGCTCGGAGTGTTTAGATCGAGATCTCGTGAATAAACGAAACTTTCTTTTTCTGGAGTTTATTCACAATGGCAGAAGCCACACCAGCAACGACGCTTACGGCGTGGGATGACGCACTGAAGCAATATTACATCGACAAGAAGCCGATTGATGTTGCTTACAACGATCATCCGTTTTTAACAATGATCCCAAAAAATACTCGGTTTAGAGGAAAGAACATGCCTTTGCCGATTATTTATGCAAGACCTCAAGGTAGGTCTGCAACCTTTGCCACGGCGCAAAGTAATGCAACAAGCTCAAGTCTCGGAGAATTTCTCCTGACAAGAGTCAAAAACTATGGCGTTGTCACCGTTGACGGCGAAACCATAGAAGCATCCAAAGGTAATGAGTATGCCTTCTTGGAAGCACTGACCACTGAAACCGATCTTGGATTGAAGACTCTTGGAGACACTTTAAGTCGCCAAATGTTCCGATCACAGTCTGGTTCAATCGGTGTAGTTGGAGCAACTCCGGCAGATACTGCCGTTCTGGACCTTGCAACCGATGCCGACAGTCTCAATTTTGAGGTTGGTATGAAGATCGTCTTCACGGATTCAACCTCCACCGGATCACTCCGTGACTCTGGAGAGGCATTGACCGTGACCTCAGTCTCTCGTATGGCAGCGTCCAATCAGATTGGAGTCTCTCCAAACCTGACAACCATCTCAAGTGTCGCCTCCGGTGACTTTGTAGTTCCAGAAGGTGACTTGGTCACTCCAGGAACTTACCTTGTTATGGCAGGATTGCAGGATTGGATTCCAGCATCTGCTCCATCATCCGCAGCATTTTTTGGTCAGGATAGGACCAAAGACACCACACGTCTAGGCGGACAACGAGTTGCCTATGACACCAGCATTAAGCAGACCATCATTGAAGCTGCAGCCACAACTGCACGAGAAGGTGGAAAGCCTGACGTTTGTTTTCTGAGCTTTGAAGATTTCGCTGCTCTTGAAATCACGTTGGATGCTCAAGTCACTGGTGCCAGACAACCTGGACCGGCTCAGAACTTTGGTTTCCGTACTCTCCAAGTATATGGACCGCACGGAATCATTGATGTTGTTGCCGACAAGGATTGTCCTACCGGAACCGGTTACTTGATGCAGATGGATACCTGGGCGCTTTACTCCATAGGTAATGCCGTTGATATTCTCTCCCACGATGGAAACCGTATGTTGCGGCAAAACGGCTACGACGGAGTCGAGGTGAGAATGGGCGGATACTACCAAATGGGGTGCCGTGCGCCAGGATACAACTGTACTTTCCCGACGGCATAACATGAAGGGTCCGAAGGACGCTGCTATGGTGATCCTCGGATTAGGTGGTGGTCAGAAAAAAGGCCACCACTCTGAGGAAGAGGATTATGACGGCGAAGAAATGGAAATGGAATATTCCGATGATCAACTGATGATGGCAGGCGAACTCCGTAGTGCATTAGACGGCGGAGACGAGCATGACATTCTGACGGCGATTCACGGAATCATGATGTCCTATAAGATGGATTACTGATGACTGATTTTGTGGCACTTAATACTTTGAGAGACGAGGCACGGCAACGTGCCGATCAAGTCAACTCGGAGTTTGTTACCGATGCGGAGTTGAACGGATATTTAAATAATTCCTGGTCCGAGCTTTACGATATTCTCGTGAGCAAATACCAGGATGATTATTTTTTAACCTCGACCTCGATCACGGTGACGAGTGGCACAAGTACCTATTCATTACCATCTGACTTTTACAAAGCAAGAGGTGTGGATCTGAACATTAATACTAATCAGAACACGCCTCTTCAACGGTACACTTTTGCAGACCGGACTCGTGATTCACTGGTCCGGTACGCAAGAGATGTGAAGTATCGCATTCAAGCTAACAACATTGTTTTTGCACCAAGTCCCAGCAATAACACGGCGACGCTTTGGTACATTCCGCATCCAAGGAAACTCCAATCGGTAGCGCCGACTGCAATAAGTCGAGGCTCAACCACAACCTGGACCGTGCCATCGACTCATTCATTTGTTGCCGGTGACAAGATCAATGCAATCGGTTTCTTTGCAACGAATTACAACGTCGAGCAAACCGTGAGCAGTGTCACCTCAACGACAGTTGTGACGGACCTGAACTCGTCGGCACTATCAGATCCGACGGTCTACGGTACACTGGAATCGATGCAGGACTTTGTGAATGCAGGATGGCGCCAGTATGTCTCCGTGGACTCGGCAATCATGATGATGCTAAAGGAAGAAAGCGATATCTCCGGTCTTGTGTATGTGAAGCAAGGATTGTTGGAACGGATTGAAATCATGGCAGAGGATCGAGACTCAGGCGAACCGGCACGAGTCACCAATGTTGCAGCATACGAGCAATATTTTATGTACTGATGGGCCGAGTCAATTTTACACAAATATGGAGTCCCAACGAGGAGGTCACACGGTTACAGTCGCACATCAAAACGACGCTGAATCCTTTGCTGGAGTTGCCGATTTCAGACGGCGTCTTGATCAAGGATCTCAGCATTGCA